GCAATCGGACAAGCGCCGCGTGGTGCTGGCCGAGCAGGTGGTATTCGATCCGTCGAACAAGTGCGGCCCGGGCTGCATCAACCTGTGCGCTTGATCTGCACGTGGAGCTGGTTCTGCGTGCCGGACTTGCCGCGCTTGCGCGCCTGGGCCAGCGAGGTGCTGCGCTCCAGGAAGCGAATCAGGTTCAGGCCACGGCCGCGCCCGTTCTTGGTCGCAGCCTCCAGCACCGCCTCGATGTTGACCAGGCCGCCGCGTGCCGTGGCCCGCTTGATGCGCAGCTTCTCCCGCACATCAGCGGCCGAGATGTTGAACTCGCTGGTGATCTCCCGACCCATCGCCGTCTTGGCCTGGGCCACAGTTTTGTTGAGCGCCGAGGCCGTGGCCTTGCTGGCGATGTCGGCCTGCAGCGTCTTGAGCTGGCGGGCAACATCCTTGAAGTTTGTCTCGATGCTCAGCTTCATGACGGCACCCCTTCGGTTACGGCAGTTACGGATACATCAGACCATCCGTAACTCTGAAACCCGCATGGATAAAGGCTGGTTACGGCGTTACGGCAGTTACGGATAAATCGTGGGTGTGCGTGCGGGCGTGCGCGCACACATGGGCAGAATGCACCCCGCATCCGTAACGCCGTAACTCCCCAATATCCATGCGGGTTACGGCAGGTTACGGATGGCCACATGGTTACGGATGCATCCGTAACTGTCCGCATGTTGTCGTGCTCAGTTCTCACCGACGTACCCCTTGAGTGCTGCCTCGAAATAGTCGATTGCGTCCTGAGCGACCGCGCCAGTTTCACTCCCATCGGGGGGCGGGGGAGCCCACCACATGCGAGTCGGCGTGCCAGTGCTCTTGGGCTTGGCAACCCGCACGGCCACCAGGTCGGCGGCCTGGCGCATCACCATGCGACCAAACACGTTTTTCGACATGGGAAACTTCTCGCCCTCTATCACGCACCAGCGGCGATACAGCCGGTACGCCTGGTCCGAGCTGCAGGACTTGAACGACACCGGCAGTTCGCCCCTGCTCCACGCGAGAAACCACCGCTCAGGGTTGGGGCGGCCCAGGTCGATCAGATCGGCCTTGGCCTGCGTCAGCGGGGGCGGGGTGTAGGGCTCGAACTGACTCAGGTCACGCTTGAGCAGAAAGTCCATGAAGGCCTCGCGGCCACCGTTGTCACGGCAGCCCACGACCGTCTGGTAGTAGGCCGGCTCCATCTTCGGCGGCGTCCAGACGACGCAGTAGCGACGGTCGCTGGCGTCCAGCGCGTTGGGCTGCAGCTCGTTGGACAGAAATACCAGATTGACGTGGTTCGCCTCAGAGCGCACCGGCATCATCTTGGTGTTGATCTTGATTTCGCGGCCAGAGATCATCGCCTTGAGCTTGCCCTTGAGGTGGCGCATCTCCTGCCGGCTCAGCACCTCGTCGCCGATGATGAACAGCTTGCGCGAGATCCAGTCGTTGAACTTGTCCTCGAGCTGGTCCTGCCCGACCACCGAACCGTATTCGCCGTAGATATCGCGCACGATCTCCCAGAACAGGTTTTTGCCGCTGCCCTCGTCGCCGTGCATGATCACGCTGGTGGGCATCTTGGCGCCCGGGTTCTGCAGCGGGTAGGCGATCCAGTCAAGCACCCATCGGAACACATCCTCGACGCCGCCCACCAAGTGGTGCAGCAAGTCCAGAATCGGCTGGCAGTCGCCCTGCATGGGAACCGTCTGCAGGCCCGCGTACAGGTTGATGCAGCCCGGGCCGCACTTGTTCGACGGATCGAATACCACCTGCTCGGCCAGCACCACGCGGCGCTTGTCCGATTGCAGCCACATGCGCACCTCGTCGTTGCCGAACTGGTTGCGCAGCCCGGCGATGGCGTAGGCGGCCCGGGTCTCGGTGTCCCAGGCGATCTGGCTGCAATACTGCAGCGCCCAGCTGCGGAACAGCGTCTGCAGCTTGCCGGTGTCGACCTTTTTCTTGCGCTTTTCACGCTTGGGGCCACCGGCCCCACCCCCCTGGCCGTCTGCGGGCGCGGCACCATTGTCCATGTCGGGGGGCAGACTGCTCATGTGGTGAATTTCAGCCATAGGTCTGTATCTCCCGCATCACATCAAGCGCCAGATCCAGCTGCTGGCGCACCTGGCCTAAACCCTCGAGGCGGTGCAGGTCGTTGAAGTCTGAATCCTTGTCGGCGCGGTCTGTTCCCTTGCCAAACACCGGGAAGGTCCGAACCACCAGCCGGGCGCCCACATCCATGACCGAATCCAGCGCGATCTGCGCCTGGATGCGGCCCACGTTGTTGGCGACGCCCTTGTTGGTCGTCTTCCAATCGTCATCTGCGCAGATCACCAGCGGGCAGCCGGGCAGCATGTGGTACACGCTCTCCACCACCACCGGCAGGTTGTAGGCATCCCAGGCCACGAACACCGGGTAACGCCGCTCCAGCGCCATGCGGATGCTCATGCCCGTGGCATACCCCTCGCAGATGAACACCGGCTCACCCACCACGGCCAATCCGAGGCGACAGGCGGTGCCAGTCTTGGCCATGCCCGGCGTGAATCGCTTGGTGCCATCGTCGCGGATAACCTGCACACCCTTGAGCGACTGCTCGCGCGGCAGGTCGTAGCGCAGCATCGGCAGCACCAGGCCGCCGCCCTGCGACGATGGGATGAACCGGCAGGACTCCGGTGCGTCCATCAGCTTGCGCGTGGCATAGGCGCTGGTACCCGTGCGCTCTGCACTGCGCCAGGCCTGCAGCGCCTGCTGCTCGGCATTTTCAGCCTGGGCCAGGCGCTTGGCCTGCTCGGTGCGCGCAATGGCCGCGCGCTCAGCGCGGCGACGTGCCATCACAGCGGGGTCGGGCTTCTCGCCAGGAGTGAACTTGTACCCGCCCTCCATGGCCAGCTTGATCAGCGTTCCGATCGTGTACCCGCCAGCGCTGCGGCTCTTGAAGCCGCGCCAGCTCGAGCGGCATGCCGTCGCGCTGTAGTTCGCCGCCTGGGCACTCCACTGCTCCCAGGCGGGCCATGCCGCATCGCCGAATTCTTGCTTGAGCGACATCCCGACCGCGACCCATGTCTCACGGTCCTCACACCCATCGACGAACTGCAGCATGGCCTCAGCCTGGCGCAGGTCAACCGGTTGGCGCTCAACGGTCGCGGTGCTCATGCTGCGCGCAATGATCCGCTACGCAACGCCACCGGTTTGCCCGCCTCATTGCGCTGCTGTGCGAACGACAGCAGCTGCTGAATGGCAGCGATCGCCTCGATGCCTTCTTTGCTGATGCGGGCCATCTGGTTGTCGGTGACGCGGCCATTGGCCAGGTCGGCGCTGGCCTCGGCCATCAGCTCGCCGAATTCCTTGATCGTCGCCGTCATCAGCTGCACCGCCGAATCGTCCTCGAAGTTGGACAGCTGCGGCAGCGCCATCGCCACGTAGCCCAGACGCGCACTCAGCGCGTGCAGTGCGCCGTGGTCGCCGGTGATGTCCATGATGCGGGCCATCTCCTCCGGGCTGCAGTGCGCGGCATGGTTGGTGATGCTCACCTTGTTCTGCAGGCTCGACTCGGCAATGCCCAGCGCTCCGGCCAGCGTGCCCATGCCGGGCGGGAAATTGTGCGCAGCGCGGTACAGGTGTGCGGTCAGATTCATGTGGGGCCCCTTGCTGTTATTGGTGGATCTGGCGCTGGTGCGACCGCATTGGTAAACCGCCGCGGCATGTACCAGTGACAGACAGCGCCGACGCCTGCACACTGGACCCATGGACAAGAAAAAATGCACCCGGCCGGCTCCAGCCCTTTCGAGGCTTGTTGGGGAGACACGTCATTCGGATCCGGCCAGCCGATGCACGGCCATGCGGGCGCAAAGAGTCGCCGCCAGACGTTCCCAGAATGGTGGGGAGCGGCAACTGCAACTGGGCGATGGATTGGCGACCGGTCGCCGCGGCCCGCTGAGCCAGCAACTGGCACACCGTTTCATGGATGGCGGCGCCGGTCATATGTCAGGCCTGGACGGTCGCCTGCTCGGCTGGAGGAGTCTGCGCTGCCACTACGGGCGCCAGCGCAGTCTCTAGGCGTTTCAAGGTTCGATAACCGGGGTTGTCGATGTGCCCATTTGCGAATTTGGACAGCCATGAATACGACACTTGAGCAGCAATGGCAACGCGTGGCCACTCGCCACGGCGCGCATTTAAAGCCGCCAGAACGGATTGATCGAGGTCTTGGGTCATCACAGGACGCCAATATAGCAAAGTTTTGCTATATCAACAAGCAACCCATTGCCAATCGCACGCAATATGCTGATAAGGTGCCTAAAACGACTTTAAACGAACTGCTGGCGGCCAGTTGGGCCGCTATTCTCCAATTTCCGCGGCGCTGGTAATTTGTTGCTTGCCTTGCTGGCAAAACTTTGCTACATTAATTCCCGCGTCGACGTTTTGCATCGGCGCAAAGGGATCGAAAAATGCATGCAAACCAGACCGAGCGCCAGGCGCTCAATGCCGCGATCAACAGGGCCACGCGGCGCAAGACTCGCAAAGAATCGATGTCGCTGTCCTACCCCAAGGGCCAAGAAATCGATGCGCCAAGGGTCATCTACTGGCTGGGCGCATGGATGCGCGCACAGTGCACGGCAGAGGTGCTGGACGCCTTCCATGACAAGGCTTTCATGCGGTCTGGCGATGCTCTGCAGATGGCCATGGTCCGATCCAACCGCCTGATGCGAGACGAGGCGAACAGGATGATGGCGGCCCTGCTCGACTCCGGCGGCCTGATGTTCGCATGGCACGGCACCACGGCACTGGCAGGCGTGGAGGTAGAGCGATGATGCCCCGCACCCTGCTCACCACGCTGGCCATCATCATGGTACTGGCCTACCTCGGCCCAGCGCTGGACGACCACAGCGCCGAATTCGACGTGGCCGCCAGCATCGACGACGCACGGCAGCAGGCCGCGTACCAAGCGCAGTACGAGGCGAAGCTGCAGCAGTTGTGCGGCGAGAACGCGGCATACATGGAGCTGGCCGACGGCGAGATCCAGTGCAAGACCAAACGCGGCACGCCCACCCGGCGCGTGACGCTGACCGCACAGGTGACGCCATGATCGGGCGGTATATCGACCACCTGGTCATCGGCGACCCGACCGAGATCGCAGCGCTGCAGACCACTGTCGACCTGGTGATGCCCTATGCGCTGGTGGCTGCAGGCCTGTGGGCGGTGTGGCAGTTGCTGCTGTGGATCGACCGTCTGATCGACCGCAGCGAAGCCCGCCGCGCCGCTCGGCTGCGCGAGCCGAAGTTCCGCACGGCCGACGCAGCGCAGATGCAGCGCGACATTGACAAGCTGTGGCACCACGCTCCGAATGCTTCCGGGGCATTCTGGGAGCCATGGCGCGACACCATGCCGCCGGCCGAGCATAAACAGCACCCCAGGAAGCGCGCAGGCCCGCCGACTGTGGTGCCGTTCCCATCGCAAGACGCGCAGCGCCGCCGCCAGCCATGAAAGCGCCAGACCTGCCGCCTGTGACCGATGAACATCGCCAGGCAGCATTTGTAGCGATGGGCTGGCGCGGATGGACTTATGCCGCCGCGCAGGCAGATCCAACGCGATCACGCGTGCTTGAGTGCCGCGCTGCGCAGATCCGCACCAACGAATGGATGGCGACGCAGCAACGGAAAGTTGTGCATGTTCGCCGCTGCAAACCAGGCGCAGACGGCCATCCATTGCGCTGGTGCACCCAGATCGTCGCCGGCACTTTCGAGCCGCAGCGCCAGATCGACATTTTGCAACCAACCTCCAACGACCAACCATGACCACCCCATTCAAGATCATCGGCCTGACCGGCCCCAAGGGCTGCGGCAAGGACACCGTGGCGGCGCTGCTGCGCACGCATGCCGGCTTCTATTCGCTGGCCTTCGCCGACGCGCTGCGCGAGGAGGTCTGCGACGCCTGGCGCTTCGAGCCGGTGTACCTGATCCGGCCCGAGACCAAGGAACACCCGCTCTCCGACCTGGCGCTGCGCAAGTGCCAGAGCGACAGCTTTGTCGGCCGCATGGTGATCTGGGCCAGCAGCACCGGTAAGACGCTGGACCTGGACGCGCCGCGCAGCCCACGCCAGATCATGCAGTGGTGGGGCACCGAATACCGTCGCGCCCAGGACCCGGACTACTGGACGGTGATGCTGGAGCGCCGCATTGAGAGCCTGCTGCTATCGGGCCAGACCCGCCTGGTGGTGACCGATGTGCGCTTCGACAACGAGGCCGCCACGGTGCGGGCTGAGCCCTTCGGCGCCAAGATTTGGGCCATCACCCGCCCCGGCTGCAGCGTGCCGGCCGGCTCGCATGTGAGCGAGACCAGCGGCCAGCGGTTCACCCCCGACGCCGTGATCGACAACAGCGGCGACATCCTGCATCTGCGCCAACAGGTTATGAACCGCTGGTGGGCGCTGGATGCCGGGCTCAGCAGCGTCAATGCGGAGATCGAAGCCTGACCCATCCCAACCCACTGGAGACCACCCCATGAAATCCTTTAACATCTTCCTGGCCGATCTGAACGACGGCCAGACCCACGCCGGCCTGACTGGCGACTTCGACGAGCTGCTCAAGGCCGTAATGGCGCACGGTCGCGGCGGCTCGATGACGCTCAAGATCAAGGTGCAGCCGGCCACCAAGAGCAGCCGCGGCAGCGACGTGGACAAGATCACCATCGTCGCCGAACGCAAGCTCGAATTGCCCAAGCCCGATCAGCCGAGCGATTTCTTTTGGCTCACCGACGACGGCGAGCCCACCAGGCAGCACCCGCGCCAGCACTCGCTGGATCTGCGCGACGCCGGCGGCATCAAGACCGCCACCGAACAGTTCACCCAACCCGACGCCGATGGCGTCATCACCTTCAAGGATGCAGCGAAATGACCGACCACACCCGATTCGATCCGAGCCACCCGAGCGACAAGGCCCAGGCCAGGAGCTTCTACGACAACACGCTCGGCGTGGCCGGCGTGCTGCAGGCGCTGTCGACGCTCGGCACAGAAACCACCAGGACCGACGGCCACTACCACGTGGTGACGCCGAAGGACTACCAACTGCACGACCTGAGCGGCGCAGTGGAAAAGGCCCAGCCAGTGCGCAATCGCAAGCAGGGCACAGTGACCATCAAGAATCTGGACAGCCTGCTGGCTTATTGCACGGACCAGGTCGCCACAGAGACCGGCTACATCTACGCCGACCCGGACCATCGCACCATCACCGCGGTGTTCAACGATCAGCGCGGCGCGCCGGCCGGCTGGCGCGACCACCGCGCCGTGTTCAAGGCTGAATACACGCCAGAATTCTCGAAGTGGCTCGGACGCAATGGCCACACCAATGCGATGGCGCAGACCGACTTCGCCGAATGGATCGAGGACAACATGGCCGACATCCAGGAGCCCGGCGCGCAGCAGCTGCTCGAGGTGGCCACCACCATCCAGGCGACGACCGGCATCAATTTCAGCAGCGCCAAGCGCCTGCAGAACGGCCAGGTGCAGCTCGCCTACACCGAGACCATTGAGGCCCGGGCCGGCCAGGGTGGCGCGCTGGAGATCCCGCGCGAGTTCACGCTGGGCCTGCGCATTTTCAAGAATGGCGGCGGCTACCTGGTCAAGGCCCGGCTGAAATACCGGCTGCACACCGGCGGCGTGAAGTTCTGGTATGAGCTGGACCGGCCCGAGCGCGCCGTCGAAGACGCATTCAAGGGCTACGTGGACACGCTCACCGAGAAAAGCGGCTACCAGGTGCTGCTCGGTTCGCCATGACCCACTACACCCCCCAAGACGGCAGCGTCGCCGCCCGCGTGATCGCTGAGCTGCAGCGCAAGCCGCGTGTGCTCACGTCCGGTGACATCGGCAAGCTGCTCGACCTGCCATCAGCCAGCGTCGGTGCGTCAATGAAGGCGGCGGTGCAATACGGCGCGGTGCAGATGCGCGTGGTCAACTTCGGCGCACGCAGCCGCTGCGAGTATTTCCCGAACGGATACACGCCGCCCGATGCCGTTGTCGATACCGTGCAGCGGGGCAAGGCCCAGCCGCTGGCCATCACCATGTACGAGGATGGCGAGGTGCATGTGTACGGCCACAAGATCGGCGTCGACAACGACGGCCTGGCGGTGTTCTCGGCTAAGCAGATCGCCTACCTAGTGGCGCGGGTGTGCACCCCGATCGTGGAGGTGTCGCCGTGACGAAAATCATCTACGTCAGCGGCCCAATGACCGGCCTGCCTGAGTTGAATTTTCCAGCCTTCCATGCTGCGGCCAAGATGCTGCGCGAGCAGGGCCACCAGGTGCGCAACCCGGCCGAGGTTGGTGAGGAGCCGGGCCTGCAGTGGGAGGATTACATGCGCAAGGATCTGCGCCTGCTGTGCGACTGCACCGCGATCTACCTGCTGCCCGGCTGGGAGAAAAGCAAGGGCGCGCACCTGGAGCTGCATATCGCGCACCGGCTGGGCATGGAGGTGATGCTGTGATCTTCGCCAACACTACGATCCACTGGCGCGAGGCCGCGCCCGACACGATGCAGAACGGCAGGCCGCGCTTAACCAGCAAGCTAGGTTACTGGATAGGCCCTTAACCAGTAAGCAGGTTACTGGATTATCACGCGCCACGTCCCCCTCTCGCGCCACGGATGGCGGATTTCCTCACACCAGTTCACAAGGAGATTGAAATGCTGCTTGACCTGATAAACCCAAGCGACCCGTACACGCTGGAGGCCGATGATTTCGAGATTGCAGCCGTTGCAGTGTGCTTGCTGGGTGCCGGGAAATACCCGGCGACGGCATTGGGCAACGACGCCAGAGAGGATAACAATGTGCCCCCATTCCTGTTTGGCGGGCATGACGACTGGTTCAATCAACGGTTCGGCGCGTCCTTCGAGGCAACCGCCGAGCGCGTCCTAGAGGGCCGTGCAGATGCGCTGGCGCGGGCGCTGGAGTCGGTGAAGCTCGGCAGCAACCGTCGAACCAGCCTAAACGACATTGGCGGCAAGGCTCACGAAATGGCCAGCGCCGTGCGAGAGCAGTACCTAACACCCACCCAACCCAAGGATGAATGATGACATTGAAGAACCCGATCCAGCCGCTGGAACCGGACGCAAAAGGCGTGATTCGCTTTAAGGCGAACGCCATCGTTCGGCACCTGCTGGACACGCACCCATCATGCAACATGAACGAACTGGCGCGCATGGAATTCTCAGACGATGACCGCCAACAGTTCGCGCAGTTGATCGGCTACAGCCTGAGTGGTTACGGGGAGTTGTCGGGCTATGTGGACGACGAGAGCTACGTCGCCGCCGCGCACATGGCGGATGGGCTTGACGAGCGCGACGCACGCATTGCTGCGTTGGAGCAGAAGCTAACCGAGATGCGCGCTGCTGTGAGCATGATGCGCGAGCCAATGGCAAGGATGCTGGAAATACACCCGGACGATTTGAGTGGAGACTGACATGGACAAGATCACGATAGAGCGCGAGACGCTGCTTCCCTGCCCGATGTGCGGGAGCGACAAAGGGTACACGCTTGGGACCGGGCCGACCTACAGATGGTGGAACATGAATTGCAACGGCTGCGGGCGGATCGTTGACGAGTGCGCCAGTGATAGGCGGCACGATATTGACTCCAAGTTGCCCGACCGCTGGCCCGCTGCTGATGAAGCATGGAACGAGGCTGGCGCCTATGCTGCTGCTGCTGTTGCGATGGAGCGGGAGCGACTGCTGTCAGTGGCAATCGCCAGGGCAGACCACGAAGCCAAGGCGGCGGCGCATCACACCGGCACATGGTACGAAGCCCACGCGCATCATCTGGCAGCGCACAAGGCGATGTGTGACCTCGTGGACGCCGTTTGGCCTGATCGTGCCGCCGCTATCCGAGGCGCATGATGACACCCTCCCCGACTCAGGCCACAATGCCCCTCAAGGGCCTGCGCCACAAGTGCAGGCCCTTTTTCTTTGCTTGCTGGACGTTTATTAGACATTTGTCTAATATCCAGTAGTCGGCGAGGCGATAAAACGGCCTATAAGGCGCTGGAGGTGTCGCCCTGTGCGGTGGTAGCCAGCGGGGTGGCGATCGCGCAGCCTACGCCGATCTGGCGGGCCGGTTTTGAAGCCTGCAGCAGCCGAATGCAATGTGCAACAGCGCGAGCCTCAAGTAGACGCCCGGCGGCCAGCAAGCTCGCCCGGTAGGCTTTCAGGGCTGCGGCTTCAGACACACGCCTGCGGTGTATTGCTGCAGAGCTTGAGTCTGGTCTGCCAGCGCTCGATACGCTCGGTCCAGCGCTGTAACAGTTCCTGCACATTCGGCAATGATTCCGTTTCGGGGGTCGTCATCAGCTCGGGCGGTGGCGGCGGGATCTCGACCGCTCTCACCACTGCCGGCGGCGAGGGCGGCCTCGAGGCGGCGCAGGCTGTCAGCAGCAGCGCTGTCAGCAGCAAGGCGGCGGCGTTTCTCGGCGTTGTAGTCATTGGCGACCTTTCTCACTTTGTCATTCAGCGCCTGCTCGGTGGCGCGGGACTGCTGCTCGGCCACCAGGGCGGCGGCCGTGCGTTGAGCGGTATCTGCATCCCATTCGAGCTGCACCTGGTGCTTGCCTTTGACGTAGACCCACCAATGCGAGCTGGCCAGGAGCACCGCCAGGCCGACGGCACTGACGATCCGCAGCCAGGAGATGGCGCCGATCACGCCAACCCCTGCGTATATGTCACCCGGCTGTCGACGAAATGCGCGGTCAGCACCTGGTTGCGCCGGCGCGGGTTGAAGCTGATGTGCACCCAGCCGACCTCGAAGATCAGCTGGTCGAACTTGATCGTGTCCATTTCAGACTGCAGCAGGCGGCAGATCTTGAGCGGATCGCCCCATGCCGGCGCAACAAAGTCAGCAGCGTGGCCGGTGAGATGGTCGCTGTTGGGAGATCCGCGCACCACGGCATTCAGGTGCGGGCAGCGGTAGCCGCTCTTGATGATGATCGGCTCGCCGAGCATGTCGCGGATCTGCTGCATGGCCGGGATAAGGATATTGGTGAGCGCAGCCGTGACGCTGGCGCTGGGGGTGTTGTCGATCCCCAGGCGCGTGGCAGTGTGGCTGGCGATGAATTCGGTGATGGCGAAGTTCTTGCTGATCATTCAAGCCTCCCGGGCAGGGTATCCAGCGCACCCGGGCTGGTCGGTTGGGTATCGGGGCAGTCAAAGCCCTCCTGGATCGGCGGGGCTGAGTCTGGGAAATCCATATCGAATGGCTCCTCTACGTCGCGCCGCCACTGTCTCCAGCATTCCGTCAGGCGGCGCAGCCATGTCATGGCGGTGTCGACGGGCCGCCGGCGCGGCGTTGCAGATACCCAAGCGCAGCCCCCCCCATGCCAGCCAGCAGCCGCGTGCCAAGGTAGCCGGCGAGCCACAGCGCGGATCCCAGCATCCAGACGCCCCACTCCTGCCAAGATCCGACGGCGAAGATCAGGAAGCCGATCCCGCTGGAGACGACCAGATCCTTGAACAGCTCACCGCGCAGGTCGAACGTGCCGGGCGGGTTGTCCCTGGCAGCTTTGCTGGCCTCAAGAGCGCGCTCGGCGGTGCGCGTCACGCCACCCCACAAGGCCAGCATGACGCCGACGGCGATCTGCGGCCACGGCAGGCCGGCAAGGTCACCAGGTGGCGCGGTCAGTGCCCAGACCGCGCTGGAGCTGATGCAGCCGCTCAGCGCAAAGAACCAATGCGCCAGCACGCGCGGGCTAAACATGCCACCCTCGGATGGCAGTTGTCCAGCTGTACCAGGCAGCCATCACGGCATTGAGCGCGTAGCCGAAGGGCAGCAGATCCTCGGGACCCATGGAGTCGCCCACCGAGACATAGGCCTGCAGCAGATACAGGGCGGCCAGCAGGCTGTACCCGAGGTGGCGTAGATGCTTGGCGATCGGCAGCGAATACCGATCTGGCGCCAGGTCGTTGACGATCACGTCGGCATACCCGATGGCAACCGCGCCTGTCATGACGAGGAGCACAGCGCGACCAATCTCTGCGCCGTCGGCCAGCAGCACGACCGTCAGGCTTTGCGGAACGAACCAGGCCAGCAGGCATGTGATCGAGGCGGCAAACAGGATAGACACGCGCACCAGCAGGTCGAACTGGAGCAGCCGGTGAGGCCGCCGGCGGCGCTCGTTCGCGGGTGGAGCAGGAATCGGGGCGAGGTTTGGATTCATGGCGTCATTCCCTTGCGCCACCGATCAGGGGCAGCGCCGGCTTGTTGCGGTCTGACTTGTATGCGCGCTCGCAGTGGCCGCGATCGCCGAGTAGGGCTGCAGCGGCGTCGATCACCGGGCGGGTGATGCGGCCCCACCACTTGCGGTTGCCATCGGCACGCCAGGCGCGTGACGACATCGACTCCTCGGCCAGGCCGCCGGTGATGGAGTTGCCCAATCGGGTCAACGCCAGTCCGAATTGAGAGAGCCACCGCATGGTCACACGTCTGCAGTGACTCGCAGCACATTGGTGCCGTCGCATTCGACATCGGCCACCTTGCCCACCGCGATGGTGATTCCGGTGCCGCTGGCGCCGACCACCTGCACGCCGAAGCCAGTGCAGTTATTGCGAACAGTCCAGCGGCGGCGCACCAGTGGCACGACCAGGTTGCGCGTGGCAGTAAGCGCACCGGTTGTGATCAAGCTCTGGCACAGCGCCATGGCCTGCGTGATTGTCTGGTTGGCATCGGCCATGGCCTGCGTTGCAATGCCGTAGTTGAGCCCGGCCAATCCCGCTGGCGTGCGCTCGTCGGTGTAGCTGCTGACGCCGCCGCTGTTTGTGACTACGGTGTACAGCGGCGCGTTTCCAGCTGAGCGGCTTGTTGCCACCGATATCACGCCGGCCGAGCTGATGCTCACGTAGTTGGTGGTCGATGCCGTGAGTGTGACCGTGCCGTGGGCAACGGCTGTCGACACTCCGTTGACCAGAACGGCGCCGCCGTAGTAGCCCCATGTCAGGCCGGTGGTTGTGCTCTCGCGTCGGCCGCCGAGCGCTGACGGGCTCAGCGCGTCCTGGGCTGCATTGATGCGCGCCTCTTTTCCGGCCTGGTCGGTGGCCAGCTGGTCGAGTTTGGAAGTGCTGCCGGATGAACTCATGGTGGTGCCTCAAAACGGTGCCGCTGGCGGCGTGAAGTCGGTGAAGTAGTACGCCTCGCCCTTGAGAAATCGAATCTCGTCGTAATAGGTGGTGGCGCTGCTGGTGACGTTGCGGTAGCCCACCTTCACGTAGAAGTTCGTCGCGTAGTTCAATGAATGCGTGCTGGCCGCAGACCCCTTCAGCACCCCATTGACAAACAGGTACAGGACTCCCGCCTTGCGCGTAACGGCGCAGTGGTTCCAGGCGCCGATCGTGAAAGAGCCGGCTGCAGACGTGATCGATGCATCGGCGCCGCCAGAATACTGGGTGACGACGGTCATGGCGCCAGTTGGCTGGTTCATCTGCAGATACAGCAAGACCTGCGCTGCAGTCGTGATGGTGCCCGCCACCTCGATACCCATGCATCCTGAGTTGTTGGTTGCGGCGACCGGATAAAACCAGAATTCAAATGTGAAGTCGCCGGTGCCGACATCGAAGCCTGCGGCAGACGTGGCAAATGCTGCCCCGTGCTCGACGCCGGAAGCACCAGGCACATACAGGCTCGAGCCGCCGAACTTGGACTGGGCCGCTGACAAAGCGCCACTACCGATGATGTATCCGGTGAACGCGTTGGCCGAACTGTCCACCGGCGTGACGATGGAACCGGCGCCATCCATGTGCGCCAGCAAACTCGGGGCCGTGCTGTTCACGTTGGCGACATTGCTGTCGACCTCCAGCGGGAAGCCGCGACCGATCAACGCACTGACCTGGCTGATCCGCAGGTACAGCTGCGGCTGGTAGCCGCCCCAGTCAGTGGTCTGCTGCGCCAGCGTGTACAGGCAGGTCGGCTCATTGGTCGTGATCGTGCGAACGATCAGCGAGTAGGTGTCGTCCGAGTAGATGTCGACGTAGTACAGCTCTGCCGACTCGCCCAAGGGTATGTCGCTGTTGTCGACAAATTCACCAGACAAGCGGCTGCGGCGGTCCCAGGTGAGGCGACTGTTACCGTTGAGCGCATCACGCTTGAAGTTGACCGGTGCGAATGGCTTGAGCGCGACGCCCTGGCTGGTGAATGAAACGCTGGTGGCGCTGTCGGCCGACAATCCGTAGCTGACAGCGCGATACACATGCGCCTGGCCGATTTCGCCCAGATCCTGCTCGACGCGTATCATGCCGGCGCCGGCGGCCGGCAGCATGACGAACTGCTCGAATGCTGCGTGCGTGCCGCGGTGCTGTTCGGTGCCGCGCTGGCCACGGATCAGGTTGCTGAGCACGTATTTTCCGGCGCTGACGTATGTGGCGGTCAGGAACTGCAGCACCTCGGAGCCGATGATGCAGGCATTCTGACCGTCATCGAGCGCGGCATCCAGCGTGCAGCTGCTCAGCGCGGCCACATCTTCGATCGTTACGGTATTCAGCCAGTCCACCGTGTTCTGGGTCCAGTCGCCCAGCGCGGTGGTGGCCATGCCGATGTTCGCTCCCGACGTGACACTGCCGGCGATGGCCAGTGTGGCATCGCTCTTGCCCTCGTACAGCACGCCGCCACTCCAGGGCGAGGTGTAGCCTGCAAGCGCAGCCAGAATCGCATTCCCGCTCGCATCAGCATCGCGCAGCAGCGGGATGTCCAGCAGCGCGAGCTTGGCCGGCGGCACCAGCGTCGGGCTATCCTGACCTGCAGGCATTTCTGCGCCAGGCGTGATGTTGTCGTACAGCGGCGCGTCGGCGTCGACAACATCGAGCTGCACCAGAATTCCGGTGTCGTTGACCCTGGTGACGCGCTTCTGGGTGAATGTGCCCTGCGGATATTCGATGGTGCCAACGTCACCCGGCGAGATAGCCGCGAACTTGCGCTGCACGGTGGCTGTGCGCTTATTGCGCTGGCTCCATGCGTCATACAGCAGCACCTCGGCCACGGTGGCCGCTCGACTGGCGGTGATGGCGATGGGCAGATCGTCCGACTGGTCGTTTGCCGTTTCCACGGTCTGGCGTCGCGCGACCTGCGTGCCGGTCTGGTAGTCGGCCTCATAGTCAATGTAGCTGACCGACACCGACCGCGGCAGCTGCATCTCGTCGCTGCGCGACAGTGGAAGCGCATCGGGCGCATCAGCGCCGGCCTCATAGGATGCCAGCTCGTCGTAGCTGATCTCGAAGCTGCTGACCTGGTCTGCCCGGCGAATGAATTGCACCTTGCCGTCCTGCTCGCGTACATCAATGAAAAACGCCTTGAGCAGCGGCTCCAGCGCAGCGCGGGCCGACGACTGGCGGGTGATGGCATAGCCGCGTAGCGTTTCAACCGACAAGGCCGTCACGTCGAACTGGTCGGCGGTGAGGCCTGCACTCAGGCAGATGTCGCTCACGACCGTGTCGAGCGTCACATCTGCCGGGTCGAAACTCTTGTGGGCAGCCACCCGATACGTGACCAACGCATCGACGCCACTGGTGAGCGGCCCCTCAACTACGTAGTCGGCCTCTACCCAGGAATTTGCAACGCTGTTGCCTGGGCTTGCGCTGTTGGGCACCGTATTGGATATCTCGAACCAGCCGGCAGAATCAACCAGCCAGGACTTGTTCAGATTCTTGCTGTAGACAAACACGCCGCCGGCATGGGCCGAGATCTGGGTCAGGCGTCCGACCACTGTGACGCCACTGCCAGAGTCGACGTTTACAGGCTCGCTGGTCACATCCAGCGATGCGGGCCCCGGTCCGACTTCATCGATGTAGGCCCCGGTCGATCCGCTGTACGACTGCAGATAGGCATATCCCGATCGGATATCGATGACGTAGACGATGCCGTTGTAGAACGCGATCGGGTATCCGACGCCGCTGTTGAGGGTGGCCAGCCGCAGGATCAGGCCGCCGGTCTTGGTATAGATTCCCGGGTTGGCCTTTTCATAGGTTCGCCCGGCACTGCCGTCACCCACCACGACGAACTGATCGGTGATCTCGTCATATGCGGCATCGGTCACGACCAGGTCATTGGCGACCGTCCCTGGCACGAACGTGCGCACCACCGTCTCCACCCCGGTGAGCATGTCGATATGCACCAGCGTGTTGGTGCTGCTGTATGTGCCATTGAGTCCGAGCGCCGAGCGCACGGCAAATGGGGCCTTGTGGCTGCCGTTGGCCCCGACGATGCGCGCGTAGTTGCCAGTCCCGTAGTCGCCCAGCACAGCCGTCCAGATTTTCTGCAGGTAGCCATTGCCGGCCCGGAAGCCCTGGGCGCTCCACTGGTAGCCATACAAACCGCCGCCGCTGGTGTTGGCCGTCAAATGGTAGACAACATCGGGCCCGCAGACGCGGCTGATCGATGTATAGACCGCCGTCTCCCACATAATCTCCGGGTTCATCGGAACCGCTGGAGTCAGCGCCGGCAGCGTGGCGCTGGCCGAGATCGCCATGCAGACCTCGAAACTGAGCTGCGGGATCTGCCCGTTTGGACAATCGATGCCCGCAAAAACGATGTAGCTGCGGCCACGGTAGGCCGGCACGTTGCCTGCGCCTTGTAGGGCCTCGAGCGTCGGGTCCGGCAGTTGATCTTCGCTGCCGTCGTAGATCTTGACCGACTGCGCGCGGGCGCTGGATGCGATGATAGAGCTGGCACTGGCACCGGTGCTCACGTCATAGACCAACTTGCCGCCCAGCCACATCTTGCGAATGCCCAGCAGTCCAGCCTGGCACAGGTCGATGGCTACGTCGGCATTCCAGCTGCGTGTGGTGTTGCTGCCCTTGGGGCCGCCCTTGCCGACGCGGGTGGTGGTGCGCACCTCGCGCACCTCGCCAACGCCGTCGATGACATTGCCGGACACGCGCATGGTGCCGTAGACCGTGGTTTTGTACGACCCGTAGGTGCTGGCTTGCACAGAGCGGTCGCCGATGCCAGGCTGTACCGTGTGCACCGCCTTCTGCCCCAGCAGGCTGCCCAGCGTCGAGCCGACCATCCAGCCGATCTGCGCGCCCGTGACACCCAGAAACCCGGCGTACCCCGCGCCGAGCTGCGCGCCGATGGCGCCCAATGCAAGCGCTGCCATTAGGCACCCTCCCGCAGGTCACGCAGCGCATAGGCCGACATGATCAGACGGCGCCAGACCGAGTCGAGACGATGCTCGACCACGCGGCCGACCCGGCTGTTGGCATGGATCAGGCTCAGAAGGCCGGCGATCGGGTAGTCGCCGACGATGGCCATGTGGCGCTGGTTTTCGAAGCGGATCACGACGATGTGGCCCGACGCAAGATCTGCCAGACGCACCGGGTCCATGTGCTCCAGGCACTTGGCCTGCATGGTTTCGTCCATGGCCTGGGCGGCATAGTCGCGCAGGTCGAACCGGTAGCCGCGACGCGCGGCAGCCACCAGGATGGCCAGGCCAAGACAGTCGACGCCATCGCGCGATCGGCCCTGGTGTACCCATGGCACGCCCAGGTAGGTCCTGGCCTCAGTGACGATGTCATTGCTCATATTTCAGCCAGCGCGGCGTTGCCGAGCACCTTGTCATTGCCAGGCACCCATGGATGGCCCCGGAAATGCACGATATTGTTGAATTTGGTTTTGCAGTCAGTGATGGCGCGCTTGCGGCAACCAGGCACCAGGCTGTAGGTATCGCCAACGGCCACGGCAAAGGGCATCGGCAGCGCCAGGTCGAATACCCCAGCGGCGAAGCTGCGCACCTCCATGGGCAGGCCGATATTGGCGCCGCCGGTCCAAGTGATCAGGCCGGCGCCAAAGTAGTCGGATGCCTCGGAGCGGCTGCTGTCGGTGAAGCCGCGCGCACTGGAGGCAGCGGTGACAGTGCCGGTGACGGTGAGCGGCCCAAGATCCACCTGGCAGCGCGCGTCGCCCAGATTGGCCGGGCAGGCGGCGGTAAACAGCTCGCCAACACCCTGCTGCAGCGCCTGGGCCAGGCCCCGCAGCGCGGCGCGAAATACCACGCGGCCCGAGCTGACAGTTCCGATGGTTCCGCTGCGCAGATCCATCGCGCCCATGGTCAGGTCGCGGTAGTTGACCTCAAACACCTCTACGGCGGCGCCATCCCAAACGCCGGCCAGCAGGTCGGCCTCGGTGATGCTGGCGGCATTGAGCAGGCCCGCCACCTCGAGGTTGGGCACACTCATGTCGGCCTTGCCGTCGATTGCGCTGGGGGTGAACCCGGTGGCGGCCTCGTATTCGACGCCATCGATCGGCAGCATGATGTCGATGCTGGTGAAGCCGAACACCTGCGCGTCGCGCCGCGTGACCTTCCAGCACCAGGCGCGGGTCTGTACCGGCTCGCCGTGATGGATTTCCAGGGCCGTGCTTCGGGCTTTCATGGGATTCGGATCTCGATCAGCGGCACGCTGGGGCCTTCGATCAGCCGATCGTCAGCGGATGCGGCGCCGGCCACCATCGCCCAGTCCAGCTCGTCCTGTTCGAAGCGCACCGGCGTATAGAAACTTCCCGACCAGGTGAGCGTTTCGCTGGCCTGCGGGTATTTGTAGGCGGTGCCGGCCAGCGTGACCGCCAGCCCGGTGGTGCTTGTGCCGATGGTCAGACTGGTGGCGCCCTTGGCCGTGATCGCATGGCTCAGCGTATTGAGCGCGGCGCCAGCAGTGCCGGTGATGCCGCTGAGGTAGACCCGCTCGCCGACGCTGAACGCAGCCACCGCTGGCGTGCCGCTGGCAAAGTTCAGGACCGTGGTGGCGCCGACAGTGATAGAGCTGATGGCCTGGCTGGTGTCGGCCACAAACGTGACGTTTCCATTGACCGCATCGATCGCCGCATTGCCGGCGCTTGCACCGATCGTCACCGGTGCGCCACCGCGCAGCAAGGCGACAGATGACGACAGCGGCTTGCGAATGTCGCGGTCTGCATTGATGCCGGCCAGCGTGCGGCGCTTGACCAGGCGATAGCTCGGGACACCGTACCCAACGCCCACCGCGCCAAGCGTGCCCCGCAATGCGGCCGGCAACGGGCGCATCAGGCCCTCGCCAACGGTCGCCGCGTTGTTGGTCGGATCCAGCAACAGAAACCCGTACAGGCTTCCCTGCACCACATCATGCAACGCGTCAATGGCGGACCACTGTGCACCGGTACGGGCCACCAGGCCGGCGTCGTATTTGCGCAGCGGGCTGGTGGTGACGCTGTTGCGCTCCTCGAACCCGCCCTGGTTGACGCCGATCTCGGTTGCCCAGCGCTTGCGACCGCGCAGCGCCACGGCGATCAGCTCGTCGGGAAAAATCACGTTGTCTAGAACAGCTGCTGGCATGGTGGTGGTCTGTCAGTTGTTGTAGGCGTCGGCCATGCGCAGTTGTCGCGCCACGTCGGCGGCGAACTGGTTGGATGCCTGGCGGCCCATTCCGGCTGGCGGGTTGATGGTGATCTGCATCGACCGGACCCCGCCGGCGCCAGCCAGGGCGTGGTTTGGGATGATCTGGCCCGATTGCTGTGGCGTGAACAGCTCGGGGCCACGCTCGCCCACCAGGTAGGTGCCGCCACCAGACACCGGGCCGCCGCCAGCGCGTGCACCGCCAAGGCCGAGCAGCTGCCCGAAGCTGCTCAGCACATTGCCAAACAGGCCACCGCCGCTGCCGCCCTTGCCGAACAGGTTTTCGGTGATCTTTGCCGCTGCGGCCTCGGCCACCATGCGGTTGATCAGCTGCGTGAAGCTCTTGCCGATGTTCTCGAAATTGCCGTTCAGGATGTCCGACAGCCCAGACCCAATGCTGTCCTGGATATTCTTTGCAGCCTGCTCGGCAAATGTGGTCAGCTTTCCAAAGCCCTCGCCCGAGATGTTGAAAAGGTTTTGCACCGACTCGCTGTAGACCTGCAGGCTGATCGCGCCTCGCTCGAGCGCCTGCTGCAAAAATGTGAGATCTTCCTGCTGGCGCCTGAACACGTTGCTGGCAGCGTTGTCGGTCAGGCTCTTGAGTCGGTCCTGATATTCGCGGTTTGCTTCGGCAACGCGCTCGCCCGCGTCAATCGCCGCCTGGCGCCCGATCTTGATGCGCTCCTCGGTGGCGATTTTGAGCGCCTTCTCGGAGTCGATTTGCGCAGCCAGGCCGAGCACCAGCTCGCGCACTTGCGGGATCTGGCCGGTGGTTCCGATCTCGCGCAGGAAGTTGAGCGCCTTCTCCTGCTCGGACAGGTTCTGCGTTTTCTCGATGGTGTTGCTGAGCTGGTCAACGTAGCGGGCCAGGGCGCGCTCGGCGTCACTGATCGGCTCGGCCTTGGGGGCGCCTGCGCCCTTTGCATCCGTTGTTGTGCTGGGCAAGCGCGGAGCGGATCGCTTAGCAGCTGCCGGTCCAGACAGGCCGAGACGGCGGCGCTCGGCCTCGCTTTCGTTATTCTGGCCACCAGAGCTGACGCCGTAAACCTTGCGCTCAAACGCTTTCAGCTCGTTGATGGCACGCTGCGTATCTTCGCGCACCGCCTCAGAAATCGTATTGAACGAAAACGGGCTGCGCAGGATTGCCAACGCGCCGCCATAGGCAAACCCAACAGCCCTGAATGCAAACGCCAGGTTTGCCGTCGTGATGGCAAGCGTCTCGAAAACCACGCGCAGCGCGTCGCCGATGGCGCTGAACCCGGACCCGTTTTCCTTGAGATCCAACATGGCGTCTGCAACAGCCTGCAGGCTC